AAAAGCACTTAACGCTTTTATTCATGGTAATGAAATATTTAAAACGCTTGATGATTTGGAGCAGGCAAGGATGGTTAAGCAGGCTGGATTTATGGAAGCCTACGCCGAAACGCTAGCAAGCAGAATATGGGCAAACCAATAGACAGTAATACATAACGTACTACGCAGAAACGAAGCCGCTTTGAGAAATCAAGGCGGCTTTTTTGTGCGATGCACAAACTCGCAGGGGCAGCGATACGCCTAAATTTTAATTTTCGTAACCATACGTTAAATGGTCGATGGGGTAATAAAGTGGATGAATTAGACGAGATATTAGCAAATGGCACTGATGAAGAAATCGAGGCGGCATTAGCAGGCCTAGATATTGATGGTGAAACACTGTTTGGTGGCGAAGATGGCGAAAAAGAGCCTGTAGTAGAAACCAAACAAGAGGCACCTGCAGCAGAGCCAAAGCAGGAAGTAAGCGAAGCACCAGCTAAAACAGACGTAGAAGGGGAGTCGTCAACCAAAGAGGGTGAAGCACCAGAAGGTTTTGTTGAAATTGACGGTAAGTATTACGTTGAAGCAACGGACGTTAGCAGTAAAAACGGTCAACACAGTTTGCCGTATGAAGTGCTAGCACAAGCGCGTGAGCGCGCAGCAGCAGCCGAAGCCGAAAAACAACGTATCGCCCAAGAAAAAGCAGAGCTTGAAAGTCAGTTTGAGGAAACCAAACGTGTAGCAGAGTTACACAGCAGCCAGTTAAAAGAGGCTGGTATGGACCCACGCAAACTGCCAGGTGAAATGCTTAAAGATCCTGAGCTAATGGAGCGTATTAAAGATGAATATCCGGAGCTTGGCGAATTAGTTAGTGAGTTAGCTAGCCAAATTCAGCAATACGGTTCAAAGAACCAGCCGGCGCCAGAAACACCACAAGCACCTTCACAAAATGAAGTGCAAGAAGCGTTTGCGCAATCACAGCATTTAAAGCAGTGGATGCAAAATGACGTTGATAAGTGGGATATGGCAAAGGTTATTGATGACAAGCTCGCAAAAGACCCATCGTTTGCAAACAAAACAGTCGCAGAGCGATTTAAAGAAGTTGAAAAGCGCGTACAAAGCGCGTTTGGCGAACAGCACAAGCCTAAGCCAAGCAACACCGACTCTGCACCAATCCCAAATACACCTACTGACATAGGCACACAAGCAAGCGATCTAAGTGCTAGTGCCGGCTTACTTGAAAAAGACGCAGCGACTATCGCAGCCGAAATGGAAGGTATGACGGAGCAGCAAGTAGAAGCAATGCTTGAGAGCGTGTCAGATTATCTCTAGGAAATTAAAATGAGCACGATTACAAAAGCACAAGCGGCCAAAGCGTTTGGCGCTGCCCTGTTTACACATACACGCCGTCAAAATACGTTTGTGAACATGCTAACAGGTGCCGCACCAAAAGCGGCTAAAGCAGATAAAGCACACGGCAAAAAGCAAACTGAAAAGGGCGCGCCGGTGGTTATGATCAACGACTTGCAAAGCCAGGCAGGTGATACGGTTGAAATGGATTTATTCCACAACCTTAACGGCTTGCCAACCATGGGCGATAAGAAACTGGAAGGCCGAGGCGAAAGCTTGAGCAAAACAGTGTTTGAATTGCGCATTGACCAAGGCCGTAAGATGGTTGATAGCGGCGGTAAAATGTCGCAAAAGCGTACTAAGCATGATTTGCTTAGCACTGCTAAAACGTTGCTAGGTAACTACTACAACGACTTAAAAGATGAAGTGGCAATGTATCACCTGGCCGGTGCGCGTGGCTCGTTTGCGCCAAGCGATTTTATCATTCCAACCGAAGATCATAGCGAATTTAAAGAAATCATGGTCAATGATGTTATGGCACCAACGTATGACCGCCATGTGTTTGGTGGTGATGCGACTAGCTTTGAAGCGATTGATGCTGCGGATATTATGACGCTAGAAAAGCTGGACGACTTAGCGCTTATTTTGGAAGAACAAGCCAACCCAATGAAGCACATTAGCTTTGAAGCTGACCAAATGGCGAATGAGTCGCCTTTCTTCTTATTATTCGTGACCCCGCGCCAATGGCGTGACCTTTGGGCTTCTGCGACTGATAAAAAGTTACAAGAGCTTCAATCTCGCGCAATTAAACGCGGACAAGGTTTCAATCACCCTGTATTCAAAGGTGATGTGATCATGTGGCGTAACATTCTTGTGCGTCAAAATCGCAAGCCAGTGCGTTTCTTCGCGGGCGATACGGTAACAGTATCTAACAACGATAAGTTAGCAACAACGAAGCAAGTAACAGCCGGTACAACCATTGACCGCGCTATCTTACTTGGTGGTCAAGCGCTTGCGAATGCGTATGGTAAGTCTGATTCAGGCTCGCACTTCTCTATGACTACAGAGAAAACCGACCACGGCAACGCAAACGAAACCGCTATCGTATGGATGAATGGTTGTAAGAAAGTACGCTTCTCTGATAAGACAGGCCGCGTAAACGATTACGGCACAATGGTCCTTGATACTGCGGTATCGCTACAGTAAGCCCCTTTTAGCCGGAGCAATCCGGCTTTTTTTATTTTAACTTTTAGTAATTGGATAAAATTATGAAAGAAACATTTTATAAAGGTGCCGCCGGTAATCTATCGCTTCACCTGGTAACAATTTCGCTTGCTGCTTTAGCTGCTGATGCGACAAAGGTTGTCGCTGAGTCTTTACCTATTGGTACGCAAATCACAGGCGTTCGCATTGTAAATGATGCACTAGGCGCTGATACCAAGCTAACAGCACAGGTTGTAACCCATAGCGGCGACTCTGCCGACTTAGTTGAGTTTGACACTGCATCGGCGGGCAATAGTGGCGCATTCATTAAGCCTGTTTACATTGGTGATGAAGGCCCAAGTGACCTAGTTATCAAAAACACGGGTACTGCTAGTGCCTCTGGCGAAGTTGTACTTCAATTAGAGTACCGATACACAGGTTACTAAGCCTTTTCGATACGCGTTTAAATCAAGCCCTGCTATTGCGGGGCTTTTTTATTGGGGAAAATCCATGAGCAATACAACTAATATCGTTTACATCGGTAAGAAGCCTTTTAAAAAAGACACCGTATGTAGCACACGGACCATTTTTAAGCAGGGCGTGCCAACACCTGTACCGGCAGAGCTTGCACAACGCTTTTTAGACTTTGGTGAGGTGTGGGTAACCGAAGCAGAAGCTAAAGGCGTTATAGAGCGTCAAAAGTTTTTAGAAGAGCAAGCCGAAAAAAAGCGTATTGAGCGTGAAGAAGCTGAAAAGCAAGCACAGTTAGATGCAAGCCTTGTTGTAGCCGTAGACGGCGAAGAAATTGATTTAGGCAAGTACAGCTCAAAGCAGCTTGATACATTCGTTGTAGCGCATGATCTCGTTATTGAAGGCGCTAAAAAGCCGCTGGCTGATTATCAGCTAAAAGTACGTGATTCAATGCGCGCTAAAGCAGCGGACGAAGGCGAAGAATAATTATGGCGCAATTATCTAGCTTGATCCCGTTAGTTCGTGAGCGCTGCGGGGGCGTTCTTGATCAAATGGCGAAAGACCAGCTAGGTCGCGCCTACCAAAAATTTTGTTATGAATCTCGCTTTTTGGCTCGCACTCAAGAAATTGAGCAGGGGCAGGTCGGGGCGCTTAACATTGATAGTGATCATGTGTTTGTTAGCGTTGATTTTGTTTTAGATGCTAATGGCTACGAGCTTAAAAGCTCAGATGATTACACCGTGTCACCTAATGGCACCGTTACGGTTATAAACACAACGCCAAAGGTGCGCGTGTTTTACCATATCGCCCCGCAATTCCTACTACCTAATGACTTTGAAGCGGACAACACCATTGTTAACCGCTGGGCTGATGCGATTGCCGATGGAGCGGCAGCAAATTTATTAATGATGCCTAATACCGCATGGACTGATCTGGCAAAGTCTGATTACTACAAGCGCCATTTTACAGATGGCTACCGCGATGCTTTTAAGGTGGCGGTTAACGCCCTGGACGAGCAAAGACCTTCACAACCAAGAGTATTTTTCTAATGGCTATTGTTACATCAAACGAAATTTTAACGCGAGTAAATAAACTGCTTAACGATCCCGGTTACACACGCTGGCCTAAAGAAGAGCTTTTAAATTACTTAAACGATGCTCAGCGCGCTATTGTATTGCGCCGTCCTGACTCATACACAGCTGATATTGATAACTTTGTGTGCGTAGAAGGCACAAAGCAGTCATTGCCCGCAGATGCTTTAAAACTCATTGATGTGACACGCAATGAATCAGGCAAAGCGATACGCGGTCCTTATAACCGCCAAGTGCTCGATGATAACTACGACACATGGTACGCAGGGAAAACAGCGCAAGAAGTAGAGCTTTATATCTACGATGAGCGAAACCCTAAAACATTCTACGTTTATCCAGGTGTTGTGGCCGGCATAAACCTCACGCTTGTTTACTCTAAAGCGCCGCCGGCAATTGATGCTGCCGGAAACGATGCGGGCGAAGTTATTGCGCTCGATGATGTTTACGTCAATGCGATTATTGAATGGGTTTTATATCGCTCATACATGAAAGATGCTGAATATGCGGCCAATCCGAATAAGAGCCAAATGCACATGAACGCATTTAAAAGTCAGTTAGGCGAAAAAAGCCAAGCAGACGTTGCAATGATGACGCAAGAGAAGGGGCAGTAAAATGACGGCAAGCGCAGGCGCGTGGTATCGCGTAGGTAAAGTAAACGTAGTTGGTGGTAGCCAATCAATCGTTGGCGTGGATACAAATTGGCAAAGCGATGTAATTGCCATTGCTATTGGTGATGTTTTCACGCTAGATGCAAAGACCTGGTACGAAGTAACAGCAGTCAATAGCGATACAAGCATTACACTTGATCGTGGCTTTGAGGGCAGCACAGGCACAGATAAATCATACGCAATTTTACGTAACACTTCCGGTACGATACTTACACGAATTGCGGGCCAAGTGTCAGTTCAATTTAACCAAAAGCAATTGTTCTTAGATGAATTGCGCACCTGGTTAAACTCTAACAATGCGACAGAAGAATTAACCGATAGCCATGGTTTAAAACAATCACTTAAAACACCGTCACAGATGGTGCGTGATCATGACAATAAACTTGCTGAGCTTGACGCTATACACCCGTACCCATGGGCGATGCGTAAAGTTGAGTTCGAAGCGCGTAGAGCGGCTAATAATGAAAAGTTTGCCGCCAGTGGGTTTGTGCATTTTGGTCAGCATTACTTAAAAACCCCTTACTACAACTATATTGGC